TGTTCCTTTAACAAACTTCTCACCATCCAGTGATTCGACTAGTATATCAATGTTTATGAGTGTTCAATGTTATGATAATATCAGAATAAATCAAGGGTCGCCAGACTATACACCTGGTGTCACAATGACACTCTCAGTGTTTACGAACTCCGGTGGCACCTGGCGGCAGATAGGACTTGGCACATTCGGTGGAGCTGAAACCGACTACAGGGGCAATTACATAAGGTTAAACGGATTTACATGGAAACAAAAACCCAGCTTGAGTGTAGGTGGCACTTATGCCATCGTAGTCAGCAGTATGTGGGGCTAGCCGGTAATCGCACCAAATAACCAAAAACGGATAAATAACAAACATATCCTTTATCGAGGAATTCATCTATGAGCGCAGATACCTACAAGGAAAAGTATCTTACACCCAACAGTGTGTATCAGACCTTCTATCCAGAATGGTCACAGAATCAGAAATCATACTATGGTGGTATCACTTACCGACATAGTGGCTACTTAAGAGCATACTCAGTAGATGCTCAGACTCCATCAGAAACTATCACTACCTATGACTATGTGGATGGTCAACAGGTAGGAGTCCACAAAGGCACCAGAATAAGTTCAGGCACAGTGGGAACTCGCAATCATTTAGAGGGCGGGTCCTTCTATGGTGAGAAGATATCTAATGTGCCTGTTTACAACTATGTGAAGTTAATAGTATCAGAATACAACTCAATCTTATTCAGAAATCCTGTGACACGCATCCTGCCTGAGACTGCGCAGATCACAGCATTCACGAACAACTGTGATGGACACGGTAATAGTTTAGATGAGTTTATGAGTCAGGTAGATATAGCAACTACCGTTAACGGTGTGAGTTACGTTATGGTAACTCAGTCAGAAACTGCTGACATGCCCCGATTCAGACTGTATCGACCTGATCAGGTCTTTGACTGGGAATACCAGTATGACGATCAGGGTGACATCAAGCTGTGTGAGATCCTAATCCATAAGGTAGTGCACGAACACTATGATCAGTTTTTGAAAATATCTGAAGAAGAGTATGTGACTATTTGGGCCAGAAGTGAAGAAAACGATGACTGGCGACCAGATGTAGAAGGAGTTGTAGAAGTAGAAGATGGTATCTGGGAATATCGTGAGCCCAATGTATTGGGATACATACCCATGGTGCCTGTATACCAGAATCAGCAGTTACAGAATGGTGTAGGTATCACACCTATAAGTGACATCAGCCAAATCCAGCGTAGCATTTATGGTGACTGTGCTGAAATATATTCAGCCATAACATACAGTGCTCATCCTAGTTTGGTAGTAGATGCTACTACACATCAGTTAAATCAGGGTGAGATTGGAGCAGAGCCAGGTAGCATAGTAATAGTAGATAATACACTATCAGGCGAGAGTAATCATGTATATGAGTTTGTTCAGCCCGACCTAACCGCCGTTACCGAGATTCGCGAACTCATAGACAACAAGATCGATAAGATAACGCAGACGGCTATGATCCGTTCAGACGACCTTATCAGAACAGCTAACTCAGGTGTGCAAGTAGAGATGCTGGATGACAAACTCAACGCACTCATCAAGAAGAAAGCAAGTAATATGGAGAATGCCGAACAGAAGATTTGGCAGATATTTGCTGATTACACTAATACTCAGAATTCTGAGTATGTGGTAAGTTATCCCAGAAACTATAATAAGCGTGGCGTTGCTGAAGAAATAGCAGAAGTCAATGGACTGCTAGACCTAGTAGCCAAATATCAGACCATGGCAGGTAATGTAGCCATAGATAGTGATGTCATGGAGGCACTCACAACCAAATTAACCAACGTTATTGAACAATCATACTCACAGAATGGTCAGTAACACAGAAAACACAGAGATCGTCTATATCAGAAGGTCTCTTTACGCCGACCAGGGCGAATAACCTAGGAGAAAGTAAATGACGGAAGCAGTCATGGAAAATACAGTTGAGTCTACTGATCAAGAGACTTTGGCAAGCACTGAGGCCACTGAGCAAGTAACAGAAACATCAGATAAGGTTGAACAAGGCCCAGTCGTAGAGATCAAGGACGGAAAAACATACATGGACGGAGTCAGACTCTATACCAGAGATGAATCCAACCGTATTGCCAGTAAGGCCACTCAGGATGCTGAAAGAAGGATCCTAGAGAGCTTGAACGTTGACTCTATCGACCAAGTAAAGGCAGTAGTTGATCAACTACAGAGTGGTGACGGAGATACACTCAATGTCACACAGTTGAGAGACGCAGTGAAGAAGCGTGAAGCCACTGTGGAAGAACTCAGATCAGAACTCGAGGCTCTGAAAACAGAGCGCAAACTGGAGTCGCATCTGGGCAAACTCACAAGTGCTATGCCCGATCACTGGAATGCCAATCAGAAATCAGCTATGGTTGATTTGATGAAGGCTCGTGGTATGTTCGAGATGGAAGCAGATACGTTTGCCATCAAGATCGGATCCGACTATGTCACAGATCAATCAGGTGAACAACCTGACTATCAGGTTGCCATCAGCACCATGGCAGAAACCATGGGCTATAGCATGAGCAAGCCCGGCCAGAAGACCTTTGACGCTGACTCAGAAGGCCAGCGCAGTAAATCACAATCAAGTAGTGTTGACGAACGCAGACTACAGACAGACGAACTATATCGTAATGCCTATGTCAAAGCGCGTCAACAGAATCCTACTCTGAGCAGAAGTGCTATCACAGACGCTCAGGTAAGAAAACTAATGCCTAAATAATAATCAAGGAGAACTATTATGGCTAATTCATTCGGACTATCATATGCTGATGGTGGTGCTATCGGAGGTGCTGGTGTTACCGGTTCAGTCGATTGGGATAACATCCAGGCTATGTATACTGAGATTGTAGGCGACCTTGCTGTATATTTCAACAACATGGTATTGCTTCCCAATCCCAGCTTAATCGCTCTTAACTACCCCATCCAAGGTGCGGTAGGTAACACTGTCAAGATCCCAGTTCAGAGATCATATGATCCTGCTGAGATCGTGCCAGAAGCCAAGGACATCATCCCAGAGTTTGCTAACGACTTTGGCACTGATCCAGTAATGCTGGAAGTAGCCAAGCGTGGCGCAGGCACGTTTATTTCATCAGAAGCAGTTGAAGATGGTGGCTCAAGCGTGGTAACATCAAGCGTAGTAAATCAGTTGGCTCAGGCTCTTGCTCAAGCAACTGACATTGCTGGCTTTCAGACACTGTTAACAGGCGCAGAAGGCACACTTGCTGACTCATCAGCAATCAACGTTGAGACAGTTGGCACAGCCGATACCACAGCAGACTACTGCCTGGTAATGTCACCACAAGCCGCGGCGTTCGCATCAAAGAGAACACCAAGCGTCAACATGGATGCTGACATCAACGCAGACGGTTGGGTAACAACCGGCACAACTCGTAACGGTTTTGCTCAGGTTCGTCCAGAGTTCATCATCGGTATGGCATCAACATCAGGCACCGGTGACGGTATCACAGTAGATGACATCGCTAACGCAGTAGCACAGTTGAGATCAAACAACGCTCCTACTGGCGCAGATGGTAACTATGTAGGCGTATTGAGCCCCTGGCAGGAATACAACCTGACCAAGGAACTCGCTACAACAGGAACTGGTGGCTTTATCCAGAATCCAAGCGTTATCGGTAACAACACTCTTGCTACTGGTGCTATTGGAACTCTTCTGGGTGTCACATTCTACCGTTCAAACAACATGCCACAGGGTGTTACAGTAGCCTAATATCAGGAGTATGGAATGGCCTTTTTGACAGTCAATAATAGTGTATTAAGTTTTGCTGAATACAATGACATCGTAAATACAGATCAGCGTGTATTTGAGAGTAATGAGATCGACTGGGAGAATGCTCCTGGTAGTCCCGCTAGCTTGGCAGAATACATCGATGATCTGTGTATCAAGGCCACTAATCGCATCATAGAGAAGATCAGAGTTTCGGATAAATGGCATGCAGTAGCACATAATCAGACCAACACTGAATATGTGGCACTGTTTGACCCCAACAAGATACGCAGAAGGCAGAGTGACTTTACAGATATGTGTAGTTACTATGTGCTCAAAGAGTATCTGTTGGCCAGAGTAGCCGACTGGGGCAACCCAGAATCACCAGAAGTTCAGAAGATCCAATACTTTGAGAACAAGTTTGACGACCTGTTTACAGAGTTATTGACCATCTTCGACTGGTATGACTTTGACGACTCAGGTGAGATTGATCGGTCAGATCTACACATCGGACAAGTTCAGCATCGCCGCAGAACTCGCGGCAAGCGTAATGTAGTGAGAATCAGATGATTATCAGAGACTCGCTCATAACTGAACTCACAACTGCCCTGGCTACCACCAGTGTGGGAGTGAGTTCAGAGTTACCCTGGTTTAGTGGTAATCAAGTTCTTAACGAGAAAAACATGAGAACAGTTTATGTTGATCACGAAGAGATCGAGAATAGCACTCTTATTAATACCCTGGATAACTCAGATGTGTTTGAGAAGATTGTCACAGTAGATACCTATCTGACTGTGGATGCCAAGAAACTACCCACTGACATAGATACCGTAATACAGACCATAAGACACGCTCGACAGGTGGTAGATACACCCACTCGAGAATGCGATATGGTCACAACAATAGAAGATGACCGGATAACCTATGAGTTTACTTACAGGTTTATCGAGGTATGTTGCCAATAACAAAGGAGAACGAGAATGGCTTACATCAATAGTAGCACCCACGATAAGTTCGTGGAACTCTACATCGAGACCATCCCTGACGTTGCCGTCGACGAAATCTTTGATCCAGCCACCCGTGCCAGCGTTATCGAAGGCAAACTGGGTGTAGCCGGCGCAGAAGATCCAACTGCAACAGGTATGCTGGTGCCAGCACTGACAGAAGTAACAGTCAATGCTACGCCAGGTCTTTACCGCTGGAAACAACTGGATGAGTTGTCAGAGTTCGTGATCACAACCGCGAGCACTAACAGCTTGGGCATGAGCTTGGTAGTTGATCCAACTACCTTCTTCGGCACTGATCCAGACAATCCGGATGCAGAGGATGTCAAATCAGCAGGCATATTCAAGACCACCAATAACAAGCATCTGGTATGCTTTAGATTGTATTGGGCAGGTAATGAGCCTGAAGCTGATCCAGCCTACTATGTAGAGGGTGTGGGTTATTTGGCAGGACTTGCTCCTACCACTAACCCTGATGCTCCAGTATGGGTATCACCAGTGACTATCGAAGTCGCAGGTGACTACGTGACTGGCGCTATCCAACCAACCCCTTAATGGGAATAGTTCAGGGGGAGTGAAATCCCCCTGATCTAATAAATACATAACAGGAGTATGTATGAGAAAGAACGTTAAGAGATTTATTCTACAACATCAGAATAATCCTCCTGAGCGATTTGCGCTCAATGGCACTCTGTATGAGTGGTCAAAGGTAGCACCCATGGTATTGGGTCAACAAGATTTAGCAGATAAGGAACACAAAGATGAAATCCAACACGATATGGAACAAACTGGCGATGAGCCAGAAGATCAAGACCTTGGAAGCGGAGATAGCCAAGGCGAAGAATGAACTAGCATGCCTACAAGGCGATGCTGATAAGATTAACTCACGCCTGAAGTTCGTATTATCAGGCATACACAATATTAACGAAGATTTGGAGATTAATAAAGATGAAACTAACTGAAGTAGCAAGCAAACCCCAACTAATCAAGATCACCCTGGATGAACCTGAGATCATCGAAACATATGGCGATGAACTCGAGTTTTGGACCTGGGATCGTCAGCCTTTGGAGAAATATCTGGGGCTGGTGGGACAGGATGCCACACCTGAGAATATGCCAGCACTCATAGAGTTCGCCAAAGGTATGATCCTGGACGAAACAGGTGCTCAAATTATCAAAGACGGAGAAGTTTTGCCAACATATGTTATGACCTTGGCTATTAATAAGGTGGTAACGCAGATGGGAAAATCCTAAATCATCAGGTAAGTGAAAACGACCCTGATGTGGCCAGATGCTTGATCCTGGATAGTTTAGCCCACCGTTATGGTAGGTTGCCCAGTGAGATACTTACTATTGCTACTACTCAGGATTTATGGGTATTTGATGTAGCCAGTAGTTACCACAATCTACAGGCGGCCAAGCAGTCAGATCCACTAGCAGGACAGGATTTGGATGAACTGGCAGGCAAACTCAAGGAGATGCGTAGTGGCAAAGGTGAAAGTAAGACATGATGACATAGTGGGGGCACTCAAGGATATCCCAGACGGTGTCATGACTCGAGCCGGCAAATACTTTAAGAGTATCACTCCCCGAGACAAGGGATATGCTCGTAGCAGAACAACCTATTCAGAATCGGGTATTAAGGCTAACTATGCGTATGCGCACAGACTGGACACAGGCTGGAGTAAGCAAGCACCCGATGGTATGTCAGAACCCACTGAAGAATACATCGAAAAACTAATATTTAATAACGCGAGGAAGTTCTAATGGCCAAGAAGATCGAAGTAATACTTGAACTGGATACTCGCGACTTTGATTCAGGTGTCAGAAAGGTCAACGCTGGTATCAATAAGGTAGAGAACTCTGCCAAAGGTATCAGTAATACACTCAAAGGACTGGGTGCCGCGCTAGCAGGTGGATTTGCCGTCAAAGGCATAGTTGACGCTACACTCAAGATGGAGGAGTTCAGAACAACTCTTACAGCTTATTTGGGTGATCAAGAAGCCGCTAATGAAGCCATAGCCAATCTGAGTGAACTGGCTAATAAGTTACCACAAGATCTAGATGATGTCACTCAGGCATTTATCATACTCAAGCGTAATGGAGTAGATACTGCTAACGAAAGTATAGAAGCATTCGCCAAGGTGGCCGCTGGTAATGGCAAGAGCATGGAGCAACTCGCAGAAGCTGTGGCAGACTCACTCACAGGCGAATTTGAGAGACTCAAAGAGTTTGGTGTCAAGGTCAGCAAAGAAAACGACCAGTTCGTGATGCGTATGGCTGACGGTAGTCAGAAGATCGTAGATAGCACATCAGAAGTTATTGAGGTGCTCAGAGCACAAGGCGAAGAGGGTGGTAAGTTTGCAGGAGTAGTAGCGGGTCCACTGAGCCAAGCATTTAGTAACTTACGAGGTATCACACTAGAAGTATCGGCCGCATTTGGTGATGGTTTGGCACCAGCACTGGCAGACGCAAGCACAGGTATCAAAGAAGCACTCGCGGCAAACAAAGAGATGATTGCCAGTATAGGTGAACTTGTTGGTAATGCTTTAGCATTATTGTTGGAAAACCTAGATCTAGTCATTGCCGCGATAGGAGGTTTTGCCGCCGCCTGGGCCGCAGTTAAGTTGGGTGGTATCATAACATCCATCAGAACTATGGTTACCACATTTGGCACACTCAATGCTGTCATGGCCGCTAATCCCATAGGTGCTGTTGCTACAGCAGTAGGACTGCTAGTAGCAGGATTTATCCATCTTGTTCAGGAAACAGGTAGCGTAAGTAATGCCTTTAAGACCATGGGCAACTATGGTATCGAGATGGTTAATATGCTCATAGGAGCGTTTAACGGACTTACCACAGTTATCTCAGGCGTTGGCATAGTTATCAAGGATGCTATTGTAGCCGCATTTACAGGCCAAGATATATCAGAAACTGCCGCCGCTACCTGGGAAAGAGTATTGGCAGATGCTCAGGATAAATTTACATCAGAAGCAATTAAATTTAGATTCGATATAGATCAACCCAGCAAAGACGCCGCTATAGAGACATTGAATGTTGTCAAAGAAGCGGCAGATGAAGTTCAGGCTACTCAAGAGGCTCTGGTAGAGACATCAGCTGAAGAACTGCAAGTTAAGAATGAATTATTGGAGTCAGAAAAACAACGCCTAGAAGTATTGGCAGACATCGAGAAGACTCTAGCATCTGACAGAGAGCGAATAACCTTAACTCAGCAGTTGCACGAAGAGAATGACAAACTCATGGCTCAACTCATAGAGAGACACGAGAATGCCATGGACTTTAATGACAAAGAATCAGAAGCAGACATAAATCTACATAAGCAGAAGATTAACCTAGCCGAGCAAGGCAACAAGATAATGTCAGATCTTAATAATAAGGCCATGTCTAGCATGGAGGATGCCTTTGTCAACTTCGTAAGCACTGGTAAGATGTCATTTAAGGATTTGATTGACGACATGCTAGAGCAACTCAAGCGACTACTAGCCAAGAAGATATTCTCCACCATACTTAACTTTTTGGGTGGCGGATTGGGTGGTATATTCGCAGGCTTCTTCGATCAGGGTGGTGTTATCCCAGCAGGTAAGTTTGGTATCGTGGGCGAGAAAGGTCCAGAGATAGTGACTGGCCCAGCCAAGGTTATTGGCAGAACAGAAACTGAGCGTATGCTGGCTGATGCTGGTAATAATGGTGGTGGCACTAATATCACATACAACATCAGTGCTGTGGATGCTCAGAGCTTTAAGGAACTCGTAGCGTCAGATCCAGAGTTTATCTTTAATGTTACCCAAGCAGGCGCAAGGCTACAGCCCATTTAAGGAGATTTACAGATGAGCCTACAACAAATAATCAACTCGAGCACTAACTTACAGATCATCAGACCCAGAATGACTGCTCAACAAGTGACTCGCTCAGGCAGACTAATATCAAACACTGTGGATACGGCCAGACCCTGGAGATTTCAGGTCACATACAGACCAGCCAAGCGTTATTCAGAAGCCAGAGGTATGCTAGAGGATCTAGACTTCTTGGACAGAGCATACACCGAAGATATCGATATCG